AAATAAGAATATATCAAACATCTGATACTTCCGACGTTGCGGGTGTTGAGGATATAACTAATGGCACAGGAACTTCACCGACAACAGGAGTAACTACTTTAGGATCAACGAACGATAATACCTTTGTATATACTTACACATATGCATCAGATATTAATGTTTTTGTAGTGATATTTAACTTGAATTTTCAATCTTTAAGGTTGAGTAATATTATTCTAAATGACGAATCAACGTCTATTCCGATTACGCAAGTAATTGACAGGCAATACTTCAACTCTTAACAACACAATATTATAAATAGTTTTGTTATAATATTAACATAAAATTAAAGGAGATTTCACATGGCATTATTTGTCGCTAGTGATGTAATTACAGATCCAGACGATCTAACAGCAACCGTTGATACTTCTGGTGCTGGCAGTAGAACTGCCGCGGATGAGATTCATATTGATACATCAAACAAACTCATTTATGTAGCAGTAGATACTGGAAATGGTATGACCGTATCTGGTCTAACACTCAAGTGTCTTTACTCGTTTCTTAAGGAACGATGGAAAGCTGACGCTAACTTAATTAAATTTCCGTTTCCAATGACTCCTATTACGGACGAACAGTTTGAATTCACAAACGGATGGAACTTAGATGATACAATTTCTACTGGTACTGGTGGCCTCGGTGGAGCATCTGCAACTGGTGCAACTACTACGGGTTTGATTCGAACTGGTGGTTGGGCGGTTAACGCTGGTCCTGGCACAAACGACTCTGAACGTTGGATCAATGTAATTACTCTAGGTGCGTTGGATGTAAATGACCAAGTATATTATCGTCAAGTTGATGATACAACAACAGCGCCTACTAACTTTATTCTGACTGGTCCAGTCAACCAAGCCGTACAATTCTACGTTGACACAAATGCCGATGGTAGTCCTGATACGGACAACTCTAGCTTCTTCGAAACGTTTATTCGTACATTTGGTAAAACATATGCACAAACAAACTTAGCGGACATCGGTGCTGCGGACGGTGTTACATATCAAGCATATCGTTTCCCACTTGCTAACACTGCTGATCCTAAGATAACACAGTCTAAGGCTGCCGCTTCTGGTGACGTTATTGCGATCGACACTCTCGTCGGCGATGGAACTACTGTCACAGTAACAACTGAAGCTGCTCACGGTTTGGCAACAAACGATGTAATGGATATTACTGGCGCGACTGATACAGGATTTAATAGTACTAATAATATTATTACTGTAACTGGAGCCACTACATTCACTTACGCGAATGTTACAAACGCTACTGAGAACGCCTCACCCGCCTCTGCTTCTGGTTTTCAAACCAATAATATGAGCATTTCTTGGGCGGCTACTGGTGACAACACTCAACAAACTGGTTTCAATGACACCTTTGATTCAACTGGTGTTTCTGTTCCTGAAGCGTACTTTACTGTTACAATTGATGCCGATGTTGGTTCTACACAAAATCCTAACCCTACTGCTGAGAAAGTATATCAGTATGTACAGGCTCAGCTGGTCAAGACCGTCGATATCAACCTCAATACATCTAATACTGGTGTAAGACGTGGTGATATTACCCCCCTGAAATTGCGATTTGTTGGAGACGACCTCTTTACTCTTGGTCAAGATGACGTTCCCGGCGTTGAAGACTTCGAAGGTGTTTACATTAACAACTTCGCTTCAGCCGACCAGAACAGATTGCACTTCTGGGGATATGGTTCAGAAGTTAATGCTGCGGCAACAATTACCGCAATTGCTAGAGCAACCAACGTAGTTACAGTAACAGCAACCAATACTTTCACTACCGGTGATTATATTACACTTTCTGGTGTGACGGGTGGCGCGACAAGTTTTAATGGAACGTTTGAATTGACAGGTGCTACTGGTTCTAACTTTACGTTTGCACAAACTGCAGGAGACGAATCTGGTACTGTTGATGCAAGTTCTTTGGCATCACCTGCACGATTTGATAATCTTACCTTCCCGTTTGTATCTAGCTTGACATTGAACTTTAACAGTAACCTTGTTTCTGATACTGATGCAATCTACCGTGTATTCTTTACCAATGACGATGCTGGTGACAATACTGGAAGAGACTTTGGTACTGCAACTGCGATTATTGTTCAAGATCAAACTAACACGGACATTGCTGGTAACGCCACACAAGCATCACTAACGTTCTCGTATGCATATGATGCAAACGTTCAACGTGGCGCTGCAAGTGCTGCCGAAGATGCACCAATTACTATTGTTGCGATTGGTCTAGGAACTGCACAGTGGGTGTCTGCAACATCGACAATTCAACGTGCTGACTTAACAGTATCTCTTGTTGCTCCACTTGAAAGAAACTACGCTAACCTAGCGTAATAAATAGTAAGATCGCGGGGGGATTCGTCCCCCCTATTTTTAAATATTGGGAATAATTATGAAAATTGATAGATATGAACTTCGAAATACTTGTTTTTCTATGAAGAAAGGCAAATCTCCTAAATATCCTCAATACATTGAACTAGTAGAGCCGCTGATCGAAGAGAAGAATTGGTCATGGCATAGTTTCAATGATTTCTGGGACGTTGCTATTGTTAATAATGAAATACGAATTATTACTTCTATAAAAAATCTATCTGAAGTTGAAACTGTTTGTGTTCAAAAACAGATGGCTGTAAAATTAAATGCTGAACCGGAATTTGATGAAAGACAAACCGCTATTATCGAATCTATGGAGTCACAATTCTTAGATGGAATTATGGACTGGACGAATTATAGAGATGAATGGATCGTAAGACAAGATCCAGACAATAAAAGAATTCTTACAAAATTAATAAAAAGAGTACCTCAGCAAAAAGTTGAGATTACGCAAGAAGTTTTAGACTCTAAAATTGCAGAACAACTTGCGGAGACTTCGGGCAGCTCGGATACTGAAGAAGCTAGAGAATCTATAACACCTAAAATTCATGAAATAGTTTACTTAAAGTAATGAGTATTACGAAGAATAAATAGAATGATAACAACGGAATTTAACAGGATCTAAAATGGCAGGCGAAAAGAGATATACTAGGATACCACCGGAGAGTACTGGCGATCGTGTCTATATGGTACATACTGCCGAGATTGAGTTTTCGAATGGCGGTGAAGATGCAGGATCAACCTATGGGCCTCATACTTGGGAAGTCGGAGAAAGGTATACAGTTGCAGGTTTCGGTTTAGTACACGTTCATGGTGTATATGATAGAAAAAACGGAACAGGTATTCTGGCAGTTCACTACAACAAAACTGCTAAGTTTGAAAATAATGTACCTGCTGTCGATGCTCTTATTTCAATAGATGGTGTTACTGTTGGGCAAGTTGTTACCGCATATGATGTTTACATTCCTACTCAAAACATTATGGGTTTTGATAACCCAGAATATGGTCTTGATATTGACGTTCTCGGGTCTGCTAATGTACGATTCGCAGAAGGGCAACCACAGTTAGACGCATGGGGTAAGTTGCGAACATCTGGTGCAACGCTCTTAGGTGACTATGTATTTTCTGCTCAGGAAGTTCTTGATAATAATTTTTCTACAGTAGCGTTTCAAGCAGGTGCTAGTGCGGTTTTCGGAAGCGAGACATCCTCTGTAACCTATAATGAAACTGGGCGTTATGTAGACGTAAAAGTTAGAAATCCCTCTGATATCGCTACGGCAACAGCAAAAACATATCACCCATACGTGGCAGGATCTTCTCACCTATTCATGGGTACTTGTTTATTCAGCGGTGCTGGAACAGTTAATGCTCCCGTTGCTAGTGGAGCGAGTAGACGCTTTGGTGTTTTTGATTCAAAGAACGGATTCATGTTTCATGTGGGCCCTGATGGAGTACTCTATCTAGAACGAAGAAACTCTAATAGTGGATCAAAGGTAGATACGTTCGTCGCATGTTCTGATGCCACAACTGCAACTGCTCTGGGCATTGAAACGTTTAACAAAGATTTAGTTAATGGTTCTAAAGGCGGATTGAATCCAAGCGGCATGTTATTAGATCTTTCAAAGAACAATCAATATTGGATTGATCATCAATGGCATGGTGCTGGAAGGGTTCGTTTTGGAACTTTCCACAATGGTGAACGTGTAGTTATGCACGAATACTATCACGATAACCGTAATGTTCTTCCTATGAACCAGACGATTTCTTTACCTTGTTGTACCGCAGTTTACGGATATCAGCAAGCGGAGTTAGACGCAAACCCATATTGGAGTGCATTGACACCTATACCAACAGCAATCAATGATACCGAAGTATTCGTTCGTGAGTTCAGTCAAGCAGTTTGGACAGAAACGGATATTAATATACAACAATTAGGAAATCCAAAAACTTACTCGACAGGGCACCAAGCAGTAGATGGATCTGATTTCCAATACTTGTTCTCTATAGGCATTAAACCTCTCGCAGATAACGGAACAGACACCAACCATTCTATTATTGTTCCTACCAAGATTACTAACATCTCTTATGATGCTAACATCGATGGCACAGGTACCAATGCCGATAGAGGTCTAAACAGAGAAGCAATCGTTCACTGGAGAGCATCCCTTAATACGGTTCACCATAATCATGTTTGGTCAGATATTCCAGGCACTAATATGCGAGTTTCGACTGCTGGAATTAACTACGAATCATCAGCCGGTTCTGATGCGACACGACTTTTTGAAGATATGTCTATTGGTAGAAGTGAAAAATTACTTACGGATACTGTTACCGGATTGCAGAATGGTACGTGGAAACAAGCGTCAGACGATGGTGGAACCCTTGGAGAACCGTTAACAACTATTACACCTTCAACAGTAGTAAACACAACTGCATTAGCAGACGCTGGTAATAGTCAGACAGTTAAAGTGACATCTACCGCTGGGTTTCTATTAGGTGGTTCTATTACAGGCACAAACATTCCTGCGGGAAGTCATGTCCATGCAGTTACAGATGCAACTACTGTAGAAATCAGACCCTTTTCTACTTCAGGAAGTTTCTCGGGCGGAGAAGCAATCACTGTGACGAATCCCGTGGGGATTACTTTGACGGCTGATCGTCACACATTGCCAGAACGATATACAAAGACCTTTGGTCCAAACCCAGCGGGTGGTCAATACAAAGCAAGAAACAATGATGGCACTACTAAGTCTGATGGTTTTGAAGGTATGACACTTTCTACGAGTGACGTTTACTTGTTTATTACAGGTAGAAATACTGGTGTGTTGTATGCAGATTCCACTTGGACTACTCCTGTAACGAGTACTGGTACTTACACAGGCACTGATGCAGAACTCTATGGGTATGTTGGACCTGATTACATCGTAAGTTTCTACGCACACGAACAGATACCTGCATACCAAGATCCAAGAGCGATGTTTGTTATCGAGTGGAAAGAGATTAAACAACAGTAATGCCTAGTTTAGTTTTCAATTATGGTTCTTGGTGGAACTGGTTACCCGCAGATGAAGGTGGTTATCCAAATCAAAAGGTAGTATTTGACGGGCCCAACAAAATTATTTTTGTTGCAGAAGGTGTCACAGAACTAGATGTGAAAATCGATTTGTACTCTGCGTGGAAAGAGTGGTCGATATTTTCTCAGGAAGCGGGCACGGCATCGACATGGCCAAAAGCGTTTACGGCTGTTGGGGGCGACCCTATTACTCAGACGCAAGACTTGGGCACCACCTACTTCTTGGAAAATGGATGGAGGATACAACCCGCTTCTAGTGGAACTTCGTATACTCTAACTATTAATGGCAACATATATACTAGAGAGGCTGGGGAAACGCCGTTTCGATTTGCGAATGGTGTTTCAGTGTCGTTGGTTAGATCTAACATCGTTGATTTGATTACGGTAGAAGCGCTTGCTGTTGCGATTACACCAGCGGATGTTACTGCAATTGCGAATGCCGCCGCAGATCAGGTCTGGGACGAAGTCCTTACAGATCACAAAACTGCTGGTAGTACAGGCAGAAAACTTAATGATAACTTAAAGAAAACATCTTACATAGCGAGGATATAAAATGAGTGAAGTAGAAGAATTAGAAAATGAAATTGAAGAAATCGATCAAACTGTTGATGAAGTCGAGGTTTCTAATGAAATCGAGGTTGAAGAAACTAATCCGATCGAAGATCTATTAGACTACATCCAGGACAAAAACTACAACCAAGCAGAGAAACAGTTTACAGATTTGCTTGATGATAGGGTGCAAAACGTATTAAATCAAACAAAGGTCAAGATCGCAGGGGAGATTTTCAACCAACAAGAAGAAGAACCCCTAACAGAACCCGAAGATTCTTAAATATTAATTTATTATAAATAAAACCATGAAAACTTTTAAAAACATTAGAGAAGCGAAGAAGATGCCTGCAGGCGATCACGTATTTTCTAAGAAAGTCAATAAAGTAAATGTAATGGTGCACAAAGACACAAAGGGGTTCACCGCATATATCGACGGTGACAAATTAGACACTTATCGCTCTCAGAAAGAAGCAGAGAAGATGGGTGTTGCTTTTGCAAAGGAAATGTAAATGAAACTTATTGCAGAATATATTGGACAACCAATAGAAACAGTAATTACCGAAGCAAAAAGCGGTGGTAAAGGTTATGCAATAGAAGGCGTCTTTGCACAAGCAGATCAAAAGAATAGAAACGGTCGTGTTTATCCTCGGGCCATTATGGAAAAGGCAGTGGATAAATACGTTACCGAACAAGTTGCACAGAAACGATCAGTCGGCGAGTTAAATCACCCCGAAGGTCCTACTGTTAATCTTGATAAAGTTTCACACCTCATAACCGACCTTCAGTGGGAAGGTAATGATGTGATTGGTAAGGCACAAATTTTGGATACTCCGATGGGTCAGATTGTAAAAGGTCTACTTGAAGGCGGTGTTCAACTAGGAGTGTCAACTCGTGGTATGGGTAGTCTTGAGAACAAAAATGGCACAATGGTCGTAAAAAACGACTTTATTCTTAACACGGTAGATATCGTGCAAGATCCATCGGCTCCAGCAGCTTTTGTTAATGGAATCATGGAAGGCGTTGAGTGGGTCTGGAATAATGGCATTATTGAACCTCAAGTAATTGAAGAAATGGAGACTGAAATTAAAAAGGCTCCACGCACTGATCTCTACGAGACTCAGGTACGTGAGTTTAAAAATTTCCTCTCGTTGCTCAAATCAAACAAATAGGAGTCAAATATGTCTGAAGATAATTTAGACCTTGAACTTCACGATGAGGACAACCAAATCGAGGAAGCTCACGATACGAAAAATGCTGAGGCACAGTCCGTAGCATCAGTTGCTGCAGCATCGAGTTCTGTCAAACAGAGCCCAATGCCGAAAACCAAAGCAGGTATGATCAACGCAATGTACAGCAAAATGAATGGTATGAAAAAAGACCAATTAGCTGCAGCATATGCTAAAATGCACGAAGAGTTTGGCGAAATGGTAGAAGAAGAAGCAGTTGAACTGCCCGAAACTTCTTACAATTTCTCTCAAGAACTGAGTGAATTAGTTGAATCAGAAGCAACTCTCTCTGACGAGTTCAAAGGGAAAACTGCTGTAATTTTCGAAACTGCAATTCGTTCCAAGATCGCTGAAGAAGTTGATCGATTGGAAAATGAATATCACACTAAGCTCGAAGAAGAAGTTCAAAGCACCCGCGATGACCTCGTCGAGAAAGTTGATAACTATCTCAACTATGTAGTTGAAACTTGGATGGAAACAAATCAGGTTGCTCTAGAGCAAGGTTTGCGTACTGAAATCGCTGAAGGGTTTATGAGCAATCTTAAAGAATTGTTTGTTGAATCTTACATCGAAGTACCAGAGTCCAAAGTCGACCTAGTTGACGAACTTGCTTCTGAAGTTGAAGAATTGGAAGAAAAACTCAATTCCGCAACCGAAGCAATGATGTCTTTAAACGAAAAAATTCAAGATCAAACGCGTGAAACGATTATTCGTGAATCTGCAAATGACCTTGCACAAACTGAAGTTGAAAAGTTACGATCATTGGTTGAGTCATTAGATTTCGAAGACGAAGAATCTTTTACACAAAAAGTTAAGACTGTAAAAGAATCTTACTTCAAGAAAGAAATCATCGCTGAATCAGAAGAAATTGTTGAAGACTGGGCGAACGATGTTCCCTCAGAAGTTACTTCTTCGATGGATCGTTATTTACAAGCAATCAAAAAAACAACTAAGGAGTAAGAAATGTCTTACGATACACTAATGGAAAAATGGGCACCTGTGCTCAACGAAGAATCTGCCGGTAAAATCGGTGATTCACATCGTCGTGCTGTTACTGCACAAATTTTAGAAAACCAAGAAATCGCCTTCCGTGAAAGCGGTGAGCAGTCTTTGATGGAAGCTGGCACTATGGCTGGTAGTGGTTCTTTCGGTGGTGCTGGTGGTGCTGTTGATAACTGGAATCCTGTCCTGATCGCTCTCGTACGTCGTGCAATGCCTAACTTGATGGCATACGACATCTGTGGTGTTCAACCTATGACTGGTCCTACAGGTCTTATCTTTGCTATGAAGAGCAAGTACAAGACTTTGGCTGGTGCTACTACTTCTGGTACAGAAGCATTGTTCAACGAAGCACAGACTTATTACTCTGGTGATTCGGCTGCCACACAAGGGTCTAGCCCTTCTGGTCTTGCGGGCGTTGTTGATACTGATAACGACGGCGACATCGGCGATTCCGGCGGCGCACACCCTGCTACTTTTGCTGGCGGTATGTCTACTGCTACTGCTGAATTACTCGGCGGTACAGGCGGCGAGCAATTCAACGAAATGGGTTTCACCATTGAGAAAGCAACCGTTACTGCTAAGTCACGTGCTCTCAAGGCAGAATACACAATTGAATTGGCACAAGACCTCAAAGCAATCCACGGTCTTGACGCTGAAACAGAACTTGCTAACATCCTTTCTACTGAAATTCTTGCTGAAATTAATCGTGAAGTAGTTCGTACGATTAACTCACAAGCAGTGTTGGGTGCACAGCAGTCTACTAACGCTACTAAAGGTATCTTCGATCTTTCTGTTGATGCTGATGGTCGTTGGTCTGTTGAGAAGTATAAAGGTTTAATCGTTCACCTCGAGCGCGAATGTAATGCAATCGCTAAAGCAACTCGTCGTGGCAAGGGTAACATCGTAATCTGTTCTTCAGACGTTGCGACTGCTCTTTCTGCTTCTGGCATGCTCGATTATTCACCTGCTCTTTCTACTCAATTACAAGTAGATGACACAGGTAATACTTTTGCTGGCGTATTAAACGGCCGCACTAAGGTTTACATTGATCCGTATAGCACTGCTGACTACATCACTGTTGGTTATAAAGGTACTAATCCTTATGACTCAGGTGTATTCTACTGCCCATACGTCCCTCTGCAAATGTTCCGTGCTGTTGCTGAAGATACGTTCCAACCTAAGATTGGTTTTAAGACTCGTTACGGCATGGCTTCAAACCCATACGTTGGCATGGCGCCTGCTGATGGTTTGGCAACTGCTCGTACTAACGAATACTACAGAATCTTCCGCGTTGACAATATCCTCAACGAAGCATAAATGTAGTAAGAAAAAGAAGAATAGTTTTTCTATACTTCAATTTGAGAACCCTCG